GCTGCCGCGGAATTCGCGGCAGCAATGGCCAAAGCCGGGCAGGCCGAAGGCATAGACGAGCCTATGACGTGCGAGCATGGCGTGGTACTTCCTGCCGACGGCTGTGGCGGCAAGTGTCTTGCTTGTGCAGACCTCAAAACCCTTAAAAAGCTGAGCTAATGATACCTTACACCGATGGCTTTTTTGAAAGCCAGTATGCCGAAGCGCTGGCCAAGTGCCTGCATGACGGCGTACCTTCAGAAGACCGGACAGGAGTAGGCACGCGACGACTTCAGCATGTGACTTTCAAGTGGTCAGGTATTGCCGCACTTCGAGGCAAGAAGCTGAACCTGTCGAACGCAGTTAGCGAACTGCTGTGGATGATGCTCGGCAAGACCGACCTCGAGAGCCTAAAGTCTCGCGGTGTCAACTACTGGGACAGCTGGGTTAAGCCCGACGGAACTTTCGGGCCTATCTACGGAGCGCAGATGCGAGACTTCGGAACGCGAGCCGAGGGCTATTACGACCAGCTTCGCGAGTGTTGTCGCCAGATTATCGAAGACCCGTGGAGCCGTCGCATCATTATGTCGCTTTGGAATCCGAACGACCTGGAAGAAATGGCCTTGCCTCCGTGTCACTGTTTCTACCAGTTCACCGTAGTCCCTGCAGACGACGTGCGAGAGCTCAACCTTCACGTTATGCAGCGGTCAGCTGATGCCTTTATCGGCGTGCCGTACGATTTCCTGCTGTTTTCCTTCATGCTCCAGCTGGTCGCTTTGTTCTGCGACCGTAACGACGCGCCTCTTCGTGTAGGCAAGGTTTACCTTACCTGCAACGATTTCCATGTGTACGACAACCACGCCGGTGCGATTATGCAGTACCTGAAGCAGGTTACGAATCGGCGGCAAATGGCCAAGGCCTACGGGGCTACCGGCTTGACTGTGGACTCGTGGCAGGGCTTCACTCAGACTGAGTGCGACCTCAGCAGCATGTTTCGGCGCTGCTGGGCAGACATGCGAAACCATGGAACTACCGACGGCGAAGACTGGCGTAATATTGACGACTTCCTCGAACTGGCTTGGAACGTACCCGAAGTTTTTGACTTTTCAGGCTACAGCTCGCAACCTTTCATCAAAGCCCCCGTGGCTGTATAACAGAACTATCCCCCAGACTCACAGAAAGGCACCAAATTCGAGTCCGGATATGTGAGCTGGGGGTTTTTATAGGCAAACCACTAAAAGCTTCCAGAAATGACGATTTTGCAATATAAAGAACAACACTACATAGTGCTGACATGGGAAATAACCGAGGAATCTACTTGTGCACTGTGCGCAAACTGCAAGACGGGCGCTATTTCCAGCTTCGGCGGGGAGAAGCTCAACCAAGCGAAGATTATCGAGCATGACGGCTATAAGGTAGGTATACCCTTACCTTTCGTCAAATCCCCCGGGGCTGTATAACAGAACTATCCCCCAGACTCACAGAAAGGCACCAAATTCGAGTCCGGATACGCGAGCTGGGGGTTTTTAAATTCTACACCAAAGAGCAGGACGGGTTCCGAAAAGATTGGGGCGGGAATACTGTTTTTTTTTGCAATCCGTCATACGGTCGGGATATATAGACCTGACCGCCGCCATGCGCAAGACGTGGGCGTTACACTAAATACAATATTTAGCCATGAAAAGCGAAAAAGCAAAGAAATATCTGTTTGAAAACGGATTGGGATACCCGTATACCGGGTATGTTACAGAGCAGGCAGCAGAAAGGGCCGTCGAACTTGCCGAGCAGGAGGCCGAGGAGCGGATGCAGAAGAAAGCGGTCAGTGCATTCGACGATATGTGGTTCGAGAACGGCGAGGACGGAGAGTTCGAGCCGGATTACGAATACCACCGAAAGAATTTTATCCAAAAACTGAACGAGAATGAAAACGATTGAGGAAAGAGCGAAAGAATGGATTGATTCGCTGGGAGTAGGTCTCGTGCATCCATACAACAGACAGGCGATGATAGCCGCCTATATTGCCGGGGCAAAAGCCCAGTATGAGGAGCTGGCGCGCTGGCACGACCCGAAAGAGGAATTGCCGGAATATATTAAGGTTGTAGAGGTGAAATACAAGGCTTTTAATAAAATCATGATGGCAATAGCATTTCGATTGGGTGATTTATGGAGTGGCGAAAATAAGTGGTGTATTGACGGGACAAGTGTCCGCATTGACCACGAAAACATCCTCGGCTGGCGGGAGATTTACGAATAGGCGGTAGGGATGGGCGCCGAAAATTGCGACATCATGGTAAACGGAATGGCAATCGACTATTACCCTCCTACAATAGACCATACAATACAAACCATTGAGATAAAACAACCAATAATAAGATGAAAACCAAACTACTGCGCCGACTTCGGAGGGAGGCAAGGAAATGGCTCCGGCATGACCGGGGAATTCGGTTGGAGCTGATTAAATCGCCGATAATTAAGCGAGAGCTAAACCAAAGCATGAATTATTACATCTTGTATCGCGTTGCGGAGCTAAAACAGAAGAAGAAATGAAGACTGAAATTATAGCGTGGGTGTTGCTTTCAATTCTCGGAATCGTCACTGTTTGGCTTGGGTATCGCGCCGTGGAGATGCACGAACGGGTCAGAAAATCAATCGAAGAACTCAAAAAAGAAATAGAATCCCGTGAAAACAGGTGTCGAAATTATCGCTAAAGCGAGGAAAGGAATTAGGAGAGGCCGAGATATGAAGGTTGAACAAATTATCGGCAATGTGCGTCATGCTGAGGTATGTAGTATTATAGGAAACCCACACGCCGGCTTGGAGGCTCTTGCTGAGGCCGGTGCTCTTATCGATATGTGCAGCGGCACTAAAACAGGGCAACTCGTTATGATTAACGACCCCAGCCGCATTGTCGGCCTTAAAGTTACTTTAAGGCCGACAGCTATAAGGTAAGGACGTACCCTTACCTTTCGACAAGCGCTAAGGTAAAGGCGCTTCTGTATTAAATGACGAGTTTGGCTAACGATGCGAATCGGTGGCCAAATTTTTTTACACATATACATAGTATATGTGTAATTTTCAGGCCGGGAGGGCCCTGTTTTTTGCTTATATATACTATGTATATATAAGCAAGTTTTTTCTGCAGAATTTTTCTATAGGCTATCAAATAATATTTAAGAATTATTTTGCAGAGACCTTTTAGAACGTTTTGTTGTTTTTGACTACAGGTCGTAGCTTGGTAAAAGTTAATAAGCTGAAACTCAGGTTGTTACATGTAAATTCTGTAGAGAAATTCTATAAAATAATTTTACTGAGTATCAGACCGCTGATACCAAAAATGTTCTAAACGTCCTGCTATAACAACTTGACAGGTTTTTCGAGAAGTCCTATAAATAAAATTTATACGAGTTGATTACCAAGGCTTTATATGCCGGGTCTGCAGAATTTCCCTATAAAATTACCCTGCGGTAAACCTGACAATTTAACATAATGTTAAAATTTTGGTACAGGTTGCAAATCCTCGCTTACAATCTGTAGGCAAACGCTGATTATCAGGTAGTTAGATTTATTAAAAAATTTTGCCAACGTATACGCCGTTTTTTCCGAAAGGCTTCGTATACCGCTTCGTATACCAGTTCGTTTACCAAACCTTTGGTTGAGGTGACTGGCCTATATGACCTGAGCGTCAGGCCTTTATATCAAGCTTCATTTTGAAGGTAAACGAAGTAAACAAAGAATTACATTATTAACTTATATTGAATTAAATTATTAGATACACTATAAAATTATTTTATAGAATTATTTTATAGTGGACCTACAAATTTGCGCATTTTAAGCTTATATAGAAAACTTTGTTTACTTCGTTTACCTCTGGGAGAAGGGTCTTGATAATCAAGCAGTTATAAGAATTTAGGGGTAAACGAAGTACGACTTTTCAAGCATTTCGGCCGAAGATGAAAAAAACGGCGTTTACCTGAGTAAACGCCGTGCTCTTAAAAAAATAGGTAAGGTGCGGCAGGTGAGGACTGCTCGACCTCAATATAGGACTCGTCGACTGAATAAAGGCCCGGCTTACCATCACCTAACCGGGTAATGAACGTTTCAGCCTCTTTTCTGGTTCGGCAAGGCTTCTGCCAAAGGACTTGGTCAATGCCGTAACCCGGTTTGTAAAGCTTCGTAATCGTAATAACTGCCCAATAAGTTTTCATAGCTGTGTGTATTAGTGTTTGTTTGTACTGCAAATATACTGCATGTTTTTCAAACTAAAAAATATTTTGACAACTTTTTGCATAAAATATTTTTATAGTTTTATAACCTTGATAAAGATTGTTGGCTTAGAAGCCACTCAGCTATCCAGCTATCCAGCTATCCAGCTATCCAGCTATCCAGCTATCCAGCTATCCAGCTATCCAGCTATCCAGCTATCCAGCTATCTGGCTTTCCCGCGCAAAGGAAGATGTCGGAAACCTGCAAGCGCGTTGGTGTCGCAACCTGTCACAGTGTCGCAACCTGTCACAGTGTCGCAACCTGTCACAAACAAAAAGCCGGTCAGGGATTAAGCTTGACCGGCTTTTGCCTATTATCTTTATATTTTAGTAGCTGGCTATTCTTTGCCGGGTATTCGCTACGAAAGTCTTATTTGAGCCGCTAAGCTTTATTTCATAAAATATTTTGATACTTATTTTACACGCTATAAAAATAAATGTCGAAAATAATCGTCAAAATATTTTTTAGTTTGAAAAATACGTATTATATTTGTAGCACAAACAAACACTAATAGCTATGAAAATACAAACCTACAAAGTCACCACAAAGAATGAAGTTCTTACCATCGAGGAGTATGCCACCTTTATTTATATTAAAGAGCGTGATTGTCAGTACCCTACCGAGTGGCTTTCTGATGCGATTGATAGCGGTAAATTAGTACCAATTTTTAAATAGTATAAAGCTATGATAGTAACCGCCGAACAAATCAAGAGCACGCTGAGCCTGAGAGGCCAGCGCGCTAACCAGATTCTTCAGTTGATGACTGCGGAGGAAAAAGACCGGTTAGGCACGATGCCTCGTGCATGTGTACATGAATATAAGGAAGCGATGATCGCTAAGTATAACGCGGCCGTAGAGGCCATAGAACGCGAATGGTTATGAGACTCAAAAGACTTCACCCCAGCAGAAAGGCCGCTAAGGCCTACGTAGCCACTTTACCAAATTATTTTGACGTAGAAGTGTTTAAGCTCAAGTCAGGTAAATATTGGGTAGGTTCATATCTTGAGTGGTTGAACCGATACTAACTACTTATAACACGTACGTATAGGGCGCAGGCAATTTGCCTGCGCCCTATCATTTCACAAAAGCCCAACCCTCATGCGCATATATATTTGTTGTATGAATGAACTTTTGACTGAAGACATATTGCAGATTGCCGAAGTGATGGCCGACCTATTCGAGGCGGACGATTACACTGTCGGCGAAGCTTGTGCTATCGTGGGCATCACGTTAGCGATGTACCGAGACTACTACGAGACCATAGACGAGTTTCGGGCAATCATCAACCGAGGCAAGAAGGCCCGGCAGGCGATTCTTATCAAAGCCGCCCGCAAGTCGCTGCTCAGGCTTATCGAGGGTTATCACTTCAAGACTACGACGGTTAAGACTGGCGGCAGGTTTGGCGATACGATTACCGAGTCCGAGGGCTATGTCTGTCCCAACCTCGGCGCTGTTCAGCTCGTGCTGACGAAGCTCGACCCCGATTTCAAAGAGCCCGATGAAGACGAAGTACCCAAAGAGGTGACATTTAACTTCACTGAAAATATAATGACCGATGGAACAGAACCCCAAAGAATCAAAGACCCTCAGCTTGAACCGGGAACAAGCAATGAGCGAGTGCTCCCCCAAACAGGCGGAGAAGATTAACGACCAGTACCCCGGAATTACGGTCTACGTCGATGGCTTGGAGCTCAATGTGCCGAAGCTCTACAACGCTGCTCTGCGAGCCCTGCTCAAAGGCGTAGCCGAGGTACGAGTAATATTCAGGGACGGCAAACGAACGCACTTCTCCACGATTCCACTGATGAGTCTGCACGACCAGCTCACGCAGACCTTCACCGAGTTCTTGGAGGCATTCAATGCCGATCTGAAAGACAAGCTAACCGAAGATGCAAAGCAACGTCAAGGCCGCAGCTAAGAGGTGCTTCGAGAGAGGCATGGATGTGGCGAATACCGTGGCGTTTATCATGGTAAACCACTGCGCGGCAGAGCTACCGCGGCCATATCTCACGGCGCGGAAGAGGCTAACCGCAGAGGTAACAATATTCTTTGAAGAACTGAGGAATGAAGTACGACCTTAATATACGTTTCAGCAGTCCCGAGCAGGCGGCAGTATTCAGGCAAGCGATGAGCGGCGACGTCCGCACGCTGCTTGTTCGTGGTGGCTCGGGTTCAGGCAAGACCTACGTACTTATGCTCGCTGTGCTGAAGCGAGCGATGAAGTACCCGGGTACTGAGCACTACCTGCTGAAAACAGACCTTAAGGTGCTCAAAGCCGGTTTCGACAAGAACGTTATCGGCTTTCTCAAGAAGAGTAAGATACCAGCAAGCCGCACGAAGAAGGCCAACACGACTTACTTCTACGACGAGGCCAGAAGCGAGCTCTATCTGGCTAACGGTTCGGTAATATACCTCCGACCTATACGCTCACCTTATCCCAGCAATGCGAAGGGTGATGCGGCTATTCTGGGACTCAACGCAGAGACCATTATGCTGGATGAGTCCACGACCATTGCCTACGCATGGTATCAGTTCCTTGAAACACGAGCGAGGTCGGCACACGGCTGTCCGCCGCTTATCGCGATGAGCGAGAACCCGGATGCACGAAGCTGGACGTCACTGTACTTCGACCAAGAGATAGACCCGGCCACGATGTCGGCGCTTACGCCGATTCAGAAAGCCGAATCCAAGGTAATGCGTATCGAGGCTTGGAACAATGTTCTGCAGGATAAGAAGTACCTCGAAATGCTGAAGAACTCGGGCAATGCGCTTCGATTCTACTACGGCCAGATTGACCTGAGCCCGGACTATGGGCAGATTTACCAGTACGACGTGGAGGCATTCCCCTTCCGCATGTACAATATCTACGCCCTCGACCCCGGCTATCAGGCACAAGCCGCGATTGTCCAGCTCGGATTTGGCGGCGATTTGACCGTGAATGTCCGAGAGCTCTGCTACGCTCAGGGTTACGGGCATGACGACTACATGCGGGAAGTCCAGAAGATAATCGACCAGCACGCGGCTTACTACGAGCGTATTCGCGCGAGCCTCAAGCCCGGTCAGGAGCTTTGGCTCGCTCCCATTCAACGAGTTCCGCACATTATCGTAGACTGCGCCAGAACGGACCTAATTGCCGATATTGACCGGTATTTCAACTACCGGATAGTCGGCAATCAACGATTCGCAGACGTCAAGGTGGTGCTTATTCCGAGCCGCAAAGGCGAAGCCAAGTACTACAGCATTGAGCGCGTCAAGAAGCTTCGGCAGAAGGTAGACCCGAACAGCAAGAACTACCTGAAGGAGATTGGACAGTACAGATATGACGTGAGCAAGACCGACGACGAGAAAGTGCCCGACGGTAACGACAACTTGCTGGATGCAGCTCTGTACGGCATGCGGTATATCCTCGAAGACACGTTTGCGAACCAGCATTCGGCTATGACCTTCGACTTACTGCGGCAACAGATATTTGACCAAATTAAACACATAACCCCATGACCAACGACCAAATTAGCACTGCTCTCGGCATCGAGTTGCTGAAGGGCTATGCAGACGAAAAAGTGGACATGCTCAAAGTTCTCTGTAAACTGAAAGGTGCAAAGAAACCCGAGCAACTGACCCGCACAGAGATAGCCGAGCTTACAGCGCTGCAGACCGTGTTTGTACAGAGCACTGTCAACCCGAAGAACGTTGAAGAGGTTAACCTCTCCTTTCGTATTAAGGTGGCAGAAGGCACGTACCAAGTTGAGTTAGGTAAGTTCCTCGAGCTCGATATTACGCTGCGAGCTTTGGACCTCGTAGAGGACTTCAACCCGCAGGACTTCGACCGCATCCCGGTGACTATCGGGTGTATCTACTCGAGCATCGTTAAGAACATGCTTCGGCTGTCCTCGAGCGAGGCCCATGTAGCGGCAGCGATTGCCGACGCGGTTCGTGAGCAAGTACCGTTCGAAGACAGTTACGCTCTGTACGATTTTTTCGTAATGTGGAAAGCGATTTATTTACCGAGCTCACCGCTTTCCAAAAAGGTATTGATTCGCAACTACCGATTGCGGCGAAGAATACAAAGGCCTACGCGGCTGCTTTTGAGCAAGTCATTGGCAGCTTCGCCCCGGAGCTCAAAGAGAACTACCAGCGCTTTCAAAAGCTTGCGTTTTATCGCAAGTATGTTGAAGGCCCAGATGATTCGCTGGTTCTGGCTTACAATCGCATCCTTGCGAAGATGATGCAGGAGAAAGCCGCTGACTACGCGAATTTCCAAATAAACAACAAAGATGGTAAATAATGCCGATACCTTGTGTAGCCAAGTCGCTTTGGAGTCCGTGCCGATATTCAGGTACGAGTACATAGCAACCGGCTACACGAATACAGGCCAGAGCCTGCTCGGCATTAACGCAGAAGGTAACAAAATTGTAGCGCCGGTCTCTGTATACACACTCGTATTTGGGCGCGGTCCCTCGGTCAAGTTCCCGCCTTGGGGGTACGAGTATGGTACAGAGACCCCTACAAGCTTAATGGAATGGTGCATGACGAAGCTCGGGGCTTCAGCGCAAGAGGCCCGTGGACTGAGCTTCGTTATTGCCCGTTCTATCAAAGAACACGGCAACCAAGTCTACAGAGGTCTTAAGCCACCGGTCCCGACCGAAGGCACGGTACAAAAGGCCGATGAAGCTGCTTTCAACGCGGTAAATGACACGGTAGCACAAATGATTAAGAAGTATGGACTACACTAATATTATGGCTCTTTTATGTCCCTCGACCCAGCCGGTCGAGGTTGGCTATTTATGGGCAAAGTTCGAGGTGCTTAACCAAGAGTGTAGTCCAATTATACCGGGCTGTAAGTTCGTTTACTATTGTGCTAACCAGTTCATCGCAGCCGAGTTGCTGACGAACCAGATTAAGCCTACGCTCGTACGAGACCAGAGCTACTTTGTTATCTACCCGATTACCGATACCGTCGATATTGGAGGAAACAAATCCGTAGACAATACGACCTTTGCAGTCGTGCACTTTGGTCTGCATGAGACCCATCTTTCGCAAGCTGTTGCGCGTACGAGAACTACCCAGCTACTCGAGTATTTCCGCATGACCCAGCAGCGTTATATATCCAGCATTCGCATCAATAATACAACGTTTAACGAATGGGCCGACGACAACAGCGTGCTCCAGCAATACACCTCCGTGGTGACTGTTCGTGCCGTCGAGCCGTTCGGCTTAGCTCCTAATTGCCCATGAGTCCACGAGCCATAACAACGGCCTTAGAAGTCGTTTCGTCACCGGTCTACACTGACCCGGCTACGGGGTTTAAGTACAACGTAGTCGGGGCTTTGTCTACTGTCAGCTTTCGTTTCAAGTCATTGCAGGCTAAGCTCGTCAAAGTAACGAGCTGGAACCAGTTTGCACTTGTAGAGGTAAGCGCAGACATTAGGGAATACCTCGAGCAGGTGGCTGCGGCTATGGGCACTACCTACGCGCAGGTCTATATTGAAGACACCGACCCGAACGGGTTTAATTATAGCAAGAGCTACAACGTTCATCTGCATGAGAATACAGCTGAAGGACATTCTCAGCTGGAGCTCCATGACATAGCCAACGACAATACTAAGACCTTCTATGGAGTTAAGAGCTGGGCTGATAATTACGACTCGCAATGCGTCTACCAGTATCGCAATAATCTGACCTTTGAGGTCTACGATACCACTCCGGCAAATGGTGTTGTGCGTGACGTCTTACTGTACACCAGCCGTACGCAATTAGCGGCAAACGGCTACGTAAGCTACAATATTTCGGAGCTTGCCAAGGGCTATGTAGGCGAGACGGGCGGCATAGGCTTGTCGGTCAAAGTAACGAGCCGTGACTTCTTTGGCAACACTGCCGAAGTAATGACTGAGCAGTGCATTTTGGTACGGGCTCGAGTTCCCCAGATAAACTATGGTTCGTACATTATGTACAACCCGGAGAACAAAGGCCAAGCACTTCCCACGACCGGATACAGACTTTTCTATGGAGCCGAACGTGTTTGGCCTTTCTACGTCAACTTCATTACTAACGGCCTTATGGGTGTAGAAGGTATAACCGTAAAGCTTACCGTTAGCTTTTACAAAACCGGCAATCAGGTAGGCCGTGTTATCGTACCAATACCTACTGTTGTAGGCTTGAACGTTATCGACCTTACGGACCCGAGTCTTGTAGCAAATGGCGTTACGATTCATGACTTAATTCTGCAGTACCAGCCCGATACACTTCGTGTAATTCCGAGCTATGTTATACAGAATGACGGAGAATTTGAGTCTGCGCAGTTTACTGACCAATATTTTATTGCGAATCAGGCCGGGGACGGGGTAGGTGCAACAGTTCAGGTTCCATGCGTGAAGTACGAGCTTGATAACCGCCGAGACTTTTATTTTGTGTTCCAGAATGGTATTGGTGGTTTGTCATCATATCTTTGTACCCAGTATACCCGTAAAGTAGACCCTGAGATTGTGGCACTGCGTAATGCCGATACCATAGGTAACTCTATAGCTCGTGAAACTGAGACTGTAGAACTCGTATTCAAGTATATCGATTTGATAGGCCTTAAGTTTTTGTTCGGCTATGACATACACACACTTACCAAAGTAGATGGTGTATACGAGTCTATTACAGTCACGCGCGTAGGAGCTAAGGGCGATAAAGTAACATGGATTGTCTCCGAAGGTCAGTACGACCTCCCGAACTCTACCAAGTACAAAGATATTTCATTCTCAGTTTACCGGCCCATTGGTATGGCCCAAGCACAAGGTTAGTATGTTATCGAAACTTGAGTTAATAATAAACGGGCAATATCAGTTATACCTTCCGGCCGAGGGTATAACTATTTCGTTATTATCTAACGAGTTCAACCTGCTTACCAACAACACCGCCGAGAACCGGCCGTTGTCCATTACTGAGACCTTTGAGATACCGCTCACGGAGAACAGGCACGTATTTGAGCAGCTGCGAGGCGAAGACAAGTACGCAGAACTCAAGTACAACGATATTACGCTTATCGCCGGACCGGTTTTCGAGTACTCGGCTGACGAGCAAAAGAAGGTCATTCTACTTACCATTACGTCTGGGTTTAAGGCCATGGTCGACGCAATGGGCGACAACGTTTTCTACCTCGATACGATTGACCTCTCGCGATACAACTATATTGTCAGTACGTTCGGCGCGCCGAGCGGCGTAGCTACTCCGTTGCGCTGGGGTAAGTACAATCCTATGGACACGACGACCGGCACAATTGAGTTGAACGATTCGAATGTGCGGGACTTCTGCAAGCCGTCGCTCAACTTGCTCGACTACTTTAAGGAACTGTTCCAGCGTAATGGTTGGGATGCTCGGTGGGACAAGTGGACTGACCTACAGCAGAAGGTATGTTTAATGCCTACTGTTCCGTATACTGTCAGCAGCTTCGGTTTCAAATGGACCAAGAATGGCAAGTACTCGATAACGCTTCAGCCAAATGAGGACAGACTGCTGACGCTTGATGCGTCTACGTTGAATTACAACCTCAAAGGCGGATGTGACATACAAGTCCAAAATCGCGTCCAACCTCGTTACCCTGCCAGAAATATGGCCTTTAGGCTTAAAGCTCAATATACGAGCCCGGATGCTTTCGAATTGACACTTTTCGAGGGTACTAATGAAATAGCTTTCGTCCAAGCCCTCGGTGACACAAAGATAAATTATATCACCGACTGGATTAATACTAAAGAAGGTATTGACCCGCTCACGCTTCAGATAAGTAACCCGCACAACTACGAAATTACGATTGAGTTCGATATTTTCGAGTTGTATAATCTGGTTACGGTCTACGAGACGAACGAAGACACTTACCTTGACCCGGTAGGCTTGATGTTCCCAGTGGCTGAGAACTTCCCGCAGCTTACACCGCTCGAGATTTACCGAGAGTTCTTAACGCTGTTCCAAATGGCGCAGACGTCAGAAGACTCGTTAAAGGAAGTCGATTACTACTTTATCAACGACATTCCTAATAAGAGTTTCGAGCGCGTAGATGTTAACCCTTATCTTCTCTGGGACGGCTATACAATACTTAGCGACAAGATTAACGGCTTGGCTAAGCTCAACGCTATCCGTTACCACAACGACCTGAAGAAACAGCGCTATTTCAAGGTGGACATTGCCCCGCTTCCGGCAAGCGGTACTTACTTTGAAAGTTTGTTCGCAGCCGCACCTATTAATAAATTGTGGGCATGCGCGTGCATACCTGCGCTGCAGTACAAAGTCAAATCGATAACTCCAGCAGGCGCTACCGAGGCGATTCCTTTCGAGTACCTCGAATGGCATGACGTCAGCCCGCAGCTTGCCTATTATGACGAGACAACGCAGTCCATGCAGTTCGAAGAGATGAAGATGCCTAATATAGTCGCGAAGTACTGGGCTAACTGGTTAACCTTCTTATCGAGTTTCGACGGGTACACACCTACAGTCTACGAGCTGAGCCTGCGACTGTATTACTACCAGTGGAAACAGCTGTTTGGCCAGCGAAACCTTTTCTACTATCTTTCAAACGCCCTTCTTATCGAAGGTAAGTACGACGTCATAGAACAACAGTTTACAGGAACCTTTTTAAGCTTGCGTTAATATGGATTCGCAGAACAAAATACTAACAATATTTGAGTACACCTCGCAGAACTACGAGACGGTACTCGCTGAGATGGACGCAGCTCTGAAGAAGAGCGCGCAGCTTCGCGAAGAAAACGCAGAGCTGAGCAAGCTCCAGTCGGCCCAGTCGGCCCAGTTAGCTGAGCTTAATGAGAAGTGGCGTAAGTTTAACGAGACCTTGGACTCGAACTCTACCAAAGAAGCACGTGAAGAGTTTGAGAAGACTAAGGTATTGCTCGAAGAAACTACTGTAGCACAAGCTAAGGTTACGGCTAAACATACCGAGAATACCAAGGTTATCGAGAAAGAGAACAAGGCCAATAAAACCCGGCAGAAAATACTCACTGACTATATACAGGTGATGGGTGAGCTGCAGAAGGGAATCGATAAGGTAACAAGTTCCGAGCAGGCCCTTGGTAATGCACGTAAGTATCTGGAGCAGCAGCTCAAAGAGTCCAAGCAGGACACGGAGCACTATGCCAACGTAGCCAAGCAGCTCGGTATGGTGTCAGAAGCTTACGACCAAGTAATTGCTAAGCGCAAAGTAGCTGTAGCTCAGGGTAAGGCAGAAGCTAATACAATCGAGGCTATGCGCGAGCGCGTAGCTGCGCTCAATAAGGCTTGGAAACAAATGGACCGGGACAAACCCGAGTTCAAGACGCTTACCAAAGAACTTCGTGAAGCTACAGACGAGCTCAAAGCAGCCGAGGCCGAAGTCGGCATTTTTAGCCGCAATGTGGGTAATTACAAGTCAGGTTTTGATGGACTCAGTTTCTCGCTGGCTCAGATAACCCGAGAGGCTCCGGCGTTCGCAAATAGCCTGCAGACTGGTTTTATGGCTATTTCTAACAACATTCCTATTTTTATAGAGGAGTTAGTACGAGCCCAGAAAGCAAATAAGATGCTCAATGCTGAAGGTATTAAGACACCTTCGGTGGCTAAGCAAGTAGTCAAAGCCCTTTTCAGTTGGCAGACTGCACTCTCGGCTGCCGTGGTTGTACTTACCGTATTTGGTAAGGCCATGGTAGAGTGGGTTATACAGCTTGCCAAAGGGCGTAAAGGCCTTGACGAATACACTTTCGCGCAGAAGCAGATGGACGCGGCGCTACTTGCTGGTCGTAATGGGTACGCAGCAGAGATAACTAACCTCGAACTTTTGTACGAAGCTTCACAAGACGCTACAAGGTCGTATCAAGAACGGCTTAACGCTGTGGAGGCTCTGCAAAGACAGTACCCCGATTATTTCGGCAATCTTACTGCTGAGAAGATTCTTGCAGGTGAGACGTCAGATGTCTATGCCTCGCTTACTGCGAATATTATTGCTAAGGCCAATGCTCAGGCTGCGCAGAACAAGATAACGGAGAACCGAGAGAAGCTGAATACGCTTGAGAGTATCGAGGCTTACCAGCAGTTAATCGGAATCAAGAAGCAGTATGACGCGCTTCTTGCACGTGGTCGTCAAGCAGGTAATACGGATGAAGAGTTTACAGATATTCTTCAGTCGTATGTGGAAGCTATGGACGACGCGCAAAAAGCGGTTAAGAAGCAGCTTAAGGAGCTTGACGAGGACCTGTACAAAGAGGCGAACAAGTGGAGTAAAGACTATTATTTCGAGTACGCTGATTTTCTGCAGAAATCAAGTGACAGGTTGGCCAAGACTGCTGCCGATAATCTTGTAAAGGTTAAAACCGACATGAAGAGTGTTGCTAATACGCAACAGTCTTACACTACCGCATACCTTTCAGCAGTTAGCAAGCGCCTCGAGGCTGAGCGTGAGCTTGCTAAAGCCGAGTATAACAAAGACCAAGAAGGTATTAAAACGGCTAAAAAGGCTCTTGAGAGCCGAGTGGCTGCTGAAAAAGCAGCACGAAGCAAGATAGCCAAGATAACTCAGGCCCTCTTAGACGAGGTAGCGCTTGCAGAATACCGTTCTAAAGAGCAAACAACTACTTGGGTAGAGCAGCAGGAAGAGAAAAAGCGTCGAGCAGCTGAGCAAACAGCTACTAAAATCGTCAAAACTAACGCCGATATTTACAAAGCTGAGGCTAATTTGCTCAAGGCGCGCCTCGATAACGACGCTAAGGGTATAGCAACCTATGAGGCTTCAGTCGAAGCGCACAAAAAAGCTCTTGCGGAGCTCCAGAAAGCTGGTGTACAGCTCACCGAAGAGCAAACCGAGGCCCTTGCCGACGCTCAGCAAGGCTATTACGAGAAGATACGCGAAGGTTATCAAAAAACGCAGCTTGAAATTCAGCAGCTAACCAAGGCTATTGCTGAGGCAGACACTGAAGAAGAGGCTGCAGCACTCCAAAAGACTCTTGAAGCGGCTAATGCAAGGCTTGAAATCTACAAAACCGAGGCCGAAGCTCGTGGTGTAATACTCTCTGACGCAAACCAGAAGTATTTTAATATCTTAGACAAGAATTTCGACTACTTTTCTAAGACGCTGCAGAGTTCTTTGAACCTAATGAACAAGTATTCGACCCAACAAAAATCTGTTTGGTCGAAATTGTCGTCTGCTATCGCGCTTTTGTTCGCTAAAGCCTTTGACGTCAAGAGCCTACAGAAGTGGACCAAAGAATCGAAAGCCACGGGCAAGAGTCTGAAGGAACTGCAAAAGAAATCTAAGGACCTCAAGGCCGAAATGATTGGCCTTGGCGGTGCCGTGGCTCAGGCAGGGCTTGCGGCAGCAGCTGAAGTACTCAATAACAGCTTTGAGGCCGAGAAGGACCAGATTAACGAGTTCTACGAGGAGCTCGAGACTCGTGCACAAGAGTCTTATGACACGCAGTCGGCTATGCTCAAGCGCAAGCTTGAGAAAGACCAAATTTCGGAAGCTCGGTATACGCTCGAGCAGATGAAACTCGACAAGAAGAAGAAAGACAGCGACGAAAAACTGGCCAAGGAAAAAGCCGAGAAGCTGTATGACGTAGAAGTTAAACAGTTCAAGGTAAACCAAGCCCAGCAGAGCGCGCAAGCGGCTATCGCTGGAGCTGTGGCTATCATGTCTGCGTATGCTGTTAACCCGTTTGTAGGCGCGGCAATGACACCCGTAATTGCGGCGCTTACTGCAGTACAGATTGCGGCTATCCTTGCCCAAAAAGCACCTGAGCGGCCTAAGTTCGCTAAAGGCGGTATGGTTGATTTTGTGCCTGTCGATGGTCCGAGCCACGACAATGGCGGTGTACCAGTACGCATTGGGAATCGAGTAGTAGCAGAGGTAGAAGGCTCTGAAGGCGCACTTATTATATCGAAGCGTGCAATGCGCAACAAGTACATGCGAGCGCTTCTGAGTCAGGTGGAGATGCTCAACCGCGGAATTTCCGGCGAGAACGGCATGCCTAATAAGTTTGCCAAAGGTGGCATGATGGATTGGGACGCTTTCTACGACCAAGCTAAGGCGTCTATCGACATTCAAGATAAGGGCCGTGTCTGGCATAATGGTAAATATGCACGCTGGGCAATAGTTACCGATAAAAATGGGTCTTATTGGTATAAGTACCCACGCGCAAAATATCGTGATTGGCTGCTCGAGGAACTGGCAAGAAGTCAAGCCAATGAGATGTGGGACTTGTACCAAGCCGACTTCTCTAAAAACTTAGAGTCCAAACTTGACGAAACAGAAGCCAAGTACGATAAGCAGTTTGCCAATAATGAGTACTTAGCTTCCATGGGTATCGGAAGCGTGGCAGACTACAACGCAGTAACTGCTGATAAGCAGCGAGACCTCGACTGGATTAACGAGGAGATAGCTGCACGTGAAGCTCTTGCTGACGCCAAGAAAGAAGACCTTAAGGCTTCGCTTGAGTACGATGAAAAAATGGCGGAGTTCGAGAAGCGTCGTGCAGAGGCTTCGAAAGAGCTTGCTGAAGCTAACCAAGCTTTCAGTGACAAGGTGCTTAAGGAGATGCTCGACGCCGGCCAAATCACGGCTGAGGAATATGAGTCCTATATGGACCAGATTACTCACGGCTACGGTGCTAAGGTCAAGGATATTATAAACCTTAAAAAGGAAGAGGTCGAGAAGGTCAAAGCGCTTATCGAGGAAGAGCGTAATGCGGAAATCGATGCGCTTAACGAGACCTATGACTACCGCAAGGACGCGCTTGCACAGATTCGAGAAGACTGGGAAACGGAGTACGAAAGTATTACACAGCAGATTATCGAAGATGTAGAAGGCGCTACGGAGGCGGTAGCTAAGCTTACAGGTACTGACTTAGAGCGGTATAATCAGATACTTGCCATACAGCAGAAAATCAAGAAGCTTAACGAGGACTATGCGGCTAACGAGACTCTCCTGAATGACGAGTATATTGAAAGCCGAGAAGAGCGTCAGCGTCTGCTTGATGAACAGCTGCGTATTCAGAAGGAGCTTGAGCTTGCCGAAGAAGAAGCTGAAAAGGCTAAAGAGGCATTCGAGGCTGAGCGCGAGAAGAATATGGAGTCTGCTCGCAAACAGTACGAGAAAGAGAACCAAGAGGCTTTACTCGAGATGATTAAGGCCCTTGGTGCGCAGCTCCAAGAAGAAGACAAGTGGTCACTCGATAAGATTCTCGAGAGCCAGCTCAACGATGAGCTCAAGAAGGTTAATGAGACCTATGACGAGCAAATTGCCAAGCAGGACGCAATCATAGAGGGCTTGCAGGCTGAAGCAGACCAGATACAGCTCAACTACGACAAGAAGATTGCGTATATCAAGGAGGAAGAGCAGGCACTCAAGGATAGCCTTGCAGCTCAGGAGGCAATTATCGATGCTTGGGTAGAGGATAGCCTCGCAGGTCTTCGTGCCGATGCTGCTGCCTTAAACAAGGTCTTGGCCGCTTTGAAAGTAGCAGCTTTCGAGTCCGGTCTTGCAGGCTACGAGAAGATGATGGACGACCTGCAGAATGCACTCGAAGACTACCAAGCAGCTGGAGGAGAGTACCGAGGTCAGAAGTTCGCAAATGGCGGAGCTATTGAGTTGGGCTCTGGTTTGTACTCGGTAAGCGGTCCTTCGCATACTAATGGAGGCGTAGCAGTCAGCATTGGTAATACGAAGATTGCCGAGGTAGAGGGTATCGAGAAGATGCTTGCGATAAACAAGCGTGCTGCGAATGACCCCGAGATGATAGAAGCGCTTAACCGAGCATCGGCAGTCAATAGTCGGTATACCGGCGTACCGCTTGTAACCGGTACGCCTGAGCGTCAAGGTTTCTCGCTTGACTACGACCTACTGGCAAAGCGTATCGGTGACCAAATCAATCGCCGGCCAATTGAGACCTACGTAACTAATACGTCAATTAGTCGTGCAATGCGTATCGCAGCTCAGCATAAACGTTCGAGCTTTATGTGTTGATTGCTCTGTGGAAAACCCACAGAGCAATCGCTCTTTTGAATTAGTATTTTTGTAGTAAAGAATAAAAGCTAATGGCAACTTTAGTAGGAAAACCTCAAGCAAGTAATAGCGAGGGCTTAGCTGGACTCAGCACTCCTGTAACATACTCCAAAGCAACTGGTCTTGCTTTGCAGCTGGCTAATATGTTGGCCTCTGCAGGGCAGGTTGTACCGTTTATGCGTAAGCTTACGCCTGCACAGTTTACCTCTGGCACATACGACGGTACCAAGCCTGACGGCTATACACCTGCAGCCTACAAGCTCTCGATGCTCGAGATGCCTGAAACAATCGCAGTCTACGACGATGTGCTGAAGGTATGCCAGCCCGTGATGGTTTACCAAGTCGGTACACCTACGCAGCTTATCACTTCGGATTTTCCTATTCAGCTTCAGACCGGTAATTTCACTATCGGTGGTAAAGTTGTGCCTGCGGTAAGCGAAGGTCAGTCGGTGCTCTTGCGTTTTTACAAAAACGCAAACATCAAAATTAACTGGGCCGGTAGTAACATTACCAACAACGGTCTTACCGACGATGTAATTACTACAACGACTGAACTTGCTTTCGTTGTTACGTATCTAAATGGTGCGTACAAAGTAACCGAGTGGCTTTCGCCTGATTTCATCACGGCCCAGCTTAGCACGCTGAAAACGACAAAGAAAAACAACTTTGCGTCGGTCATCAACGAGCTTTTCGACAAGATACCTGCACCAGTAACTCTGCCCAACTATGACGCTACCACGCTCAAGTTGGCTAACAATATTCTGAGCGTTATCTTAGCCCCGCAGGCAACTAAAGCAGAACTACTTAATCATGCTACAGGTCCTATTGCTGATTTTAGAACTTTATATGAAGATATTTTTACTAACTCTCCTGCTATAGGTGATACAACAGTAGTTTTCTGGGATAATTCTTCAGCAAATACCCCATTTAACGTTAGCGCAGGACAGGTAGGGTATTGTTTTGCTACGGTTATTGGTATAAATAGCCGAGGTACTGCACAGATAGCTATGTTCGCGCTTGGCTGGCCAACGGGTAGTCTTAGCGCTTCAAAAATGGCCATTGGGTACAATGAGGAGAGCGATGAGATACGTTGGGATACTCTTAACTCACAAAAATCATTTGTAGTTACTGACTTCAAAAATGTAAGTAATATACTTGCACAGCTTGAAGATAATCAAGTAGCGGCTATATACAATACTGGTTCTTCGATTCAGAATGGACCTACAGGTACAGGTAGCTTTGACTGTCTTGGCACTATACAAAAAGGTAGTGCTAGAGGATATGTTAATGCGATATTCCACGTAACTAACGTAGCCGGCGGAACTGATTTAGCGAGCTATGTAGGTGTATTATATTCCAATAGTACGCAAATAAAATGGACCAAAGTTGGGGGGGGAGCTGATGAAACAGTCATTATTAAGGACTTCGCGCAGAATATTGATAGCTCATCAGGTAATTTTGAAATTACACCACTGGTAGAAGTAAATCTTAACGATAAATTACAGATTCAGGGCTGTTTTAGCTTCAGAAATGGCCAACCCCTGACAAGTTTTAATGAAGTATTCAGATTGTCAGGCGAAGGCGCAGCTATTTTAGTCACGTCTGCAGTAAACCATAATACGTCAGATAAAAGTATTATTATATTGGAATATAATGGCGGTGATTCTATTTTAGTGCGTTATGACTTGGCAGTAGGTCAAGTAGAAGACTCGGCAACACTTGAAATATTCAAAATAACTAAGATCAGTGGATAAAGTGTACCAATATTTAAGCGCTGGAGCTTGCAGTTTTCTCAGTCTGCTCGTACCGGTCAAGTCCCTGATATTGATAGCCTTCGTCTTTATTGGCGTAGACTTTGTAACAGGGGTAATGGCAAGTCGTGCCAGAGCTAAGAAGGCAGGCAGGCATTGGGGCTTCCAAAGTCTTAAGGCTTGGCATACAGTCACTAAGACTGTATTTACTGCTACGGGTATTTGTATGGTCTATCAACTCGATACTGTATTCGAGCCTTTAGCTTCGCTTCACTTGGTAAATATCTTTACTGGGTTTTTATGCGGAGTCGAGCTCTGGAGCTACCTCGAGAATGCTGCTGAAATATCGGACCATCGAGCTTTCAAATGGGTACGCAAACACTTAGAGAAAGAGCTTAAAGAAAAGACCTCGCTCGGTGATATATACAATACTTTAGAAAAGGACATTCATGAAAATACTGGTAAAGAGGACGTTTCTCGGTGACGAGTACACAATAGGGCACATGTATATTAATGATGTCTTTTTCTGCGATACCCTCGAAGACCCGATAAGAGACACCAATAAAAATGGTGTCTTCGATAATGGGGAGAAGAAGATAGCCGGAGATACGGCTATTCCCTACGGCACTTATCCAGTAACCGTAAATGTCTCGCCTAAGTTCAAGCGGGAACTGCCGAGACTGTCCGGAGTAGCTGAGTTCGAAGGTGTTCTTATTCACCGAGGCAATACTGCAAAAGATACGGCCGGCTGCATTCTCGTAGGCGAGAACAAAGTCAAAGGTAAGGTTATTAACTCGACGCCCTATGAAGACCGGATTGTAAAGTACTGCAAATCGGCTATCGAAATGGGTGAAGACATTACGATAACAATCGAATAATGGCAAAGACAATTAAAATACAAGGTGTTATTGAGCCTGACATGCTCAAACAGCTTGCCGAACAAATTGAGGAGCAGAAAATCGAGTCTGGTGACAAGGTAAACGTGCTTTTCGATTCGATTGGCGGTGTTATTGACGTTGCTTTTGGTATGGCTGAAGTCTTCGATACTATGCAAAGCGAAGGTATCGAACTTCGTGCCGTAGCAGAGGGTAAAGTCTATAGCTCTGCCATTATTCCGTTTTTGGCTATCGAAAACCGGGTAGGCCTGAAGCGCTGTTCTGTGCTTGTGCATCCGGCACGCTACGAAATGCTGACCGACGTAACCCTCGATTCTATTGAAGAAACCAAGGCTGAACTCGGTAACTATACGGAAATGATGGAGGAGTTTTACGAAGAGCACGGAGTACCCAAGAACATTCGTAAACACCTGCGCAACGGCAGCGAGCTTACACTCCGAGGCCGTGACTTGATTAAAGCCGGTTTCATTACCGACTTTGTAACCGAGTCTGCGCAGCTGTACAACAAATTCCGTGCGGCGGTAGACAAGTATTTTCCTGCAGTACCACAGTTTAACTATATTCTCAATTCAAACCAAATTTCAAGTATGACGAGCAAACAAGTCAAAGCTATGGTTGACAAAGCCATTAGCGAAGTCATTCCCGGTATCGTTGCCGGAGTGGCTAAGGCGGTCAATGAAGCATTGACCGCCCCGGAAGGGGAGCCTATGGATAAGGCTACCGAACTGACCGAGGACGAGCTCGCTAAGCTGAAGGGTTACATGCACAAAACTCCGGTGGAAGTCGAGGGCAACGAAGAGGTTAAGTACCTCGTACACGGTGCCAAAGACTTGGAAATCGACCATGACGTATGGCCGATTGCCGAGGGCGGTGACATTGTAAAGCTCGAGGCTGGCGACCACAAGTGCAAGGTGGACGGCGAGGACTTCGTGATTCACTCGACGGGTGACGAGTGGTTTATCCACAGCAAAGACGTCGCCAATCAGGACCCCACGCCCGCCGCAACTCCTGACT